GGATTCGGATTCGTCGGATAATTCGGCATCATTCGACGGCGTGGATTCCTCTTGGTGCGTTGCCATCACGTGAGATACGCGGGCGCTGGCATACGCGGGATTAGGCACGAGCGCCACCGCGGACAAATACGAATTAGTTACCGTGGTCCCGTTGCGTTCGATGCCATAGCATTCGACGCTAAACGCATCGACGGTCTTTTCACTAGCCTGTAATAGCGCATCATCACCGGCGGCGTGGCTACCAATCTTGAAAGTCATCCAAAGTCCATCTTCTTTGACTTCGAATGCGGTGGCGTGTCCCACGGCGACTCCTTGGGGGGAGTGTCCCGCTAGCAACTTAACGCGGGTGATCTCCTTTGGCACCTGTACGGCGCCGCGGGGGAATTTCAGCGGGCCCGAATTGGTGGCGCCAAATTCGTCCCAGGGGAGTACGCGCCCGGTGATGGTGCGCTCCCCCTCCGCGGTGATTACCGGCGGCGCCGCTTCCAATTCTGTCACTGTGACGTTATTAGGTGTGTCCATTGTGTTGTCCTTTGTTTTCTATGTATCCCTCATCCGCGGATAATGATGGGGCATATTTGTCTATCCATCTATCCACTTCCGGGATTGCGAGCACTCTAGTAATTAGCGCGGTGATTGAAAGAATGCTAGCGATTAGCGGGACGGTGGATATGTGGAGCTCCTGCGCTATTTCAGGCAGCGCGGGGAGTAGCGCTATTAACGCGGCTATCGTAGTCCGGGCGGTGGCGCGCCATGGATGCCGCGCCTGTGTTGGTGTTTCCTCTAGTTCTACGGTGTCGGCCCGGTGTTTGATTTGCATCACCTCCCCTAATTAATTTCCCAGATTGCCTAATCCACCCCGCTAATGCTATGGCAATTAGTAGCACTCCAGAGATGACGCCCGCGATGTAAATAATAGCCATCGTGAGCATCCTTATTTACCTAAGTTGTTAATAATCATGTCTAGCTTTTCTTCCAGGCGCGGCAAAATATCGTCCGTTAAGCGTGTGAGCTTGGCATCATTTTCCAGCGCGTAACCGATTGCCGTATCCCGGAATTGCGAGCGGTTGCCATCCGCGCCTTTGTAGCGTGATTGGAATTTGTGCGTTAGTTCGTGGTTTACGCGGTCAAGCTGGCTGGACTGTTCTTGGTTCATGGTTGCTGGCTCCTTTTCAGGTTTCGGGGTTCCGTGTACGCGGTCTTTGACTAGCTGGATAAATACGTCCCACGGGAAGTTTACGCCGGGGTCCGTGTGGTCCGTCCCTCCCCATACGCGCGTATCAGCGTGGCCCACGAATCCAGGTAAAGCGGATACGGCGACTTTCTGCACGGGGAAGTTATACTTTTTTACCCACCGGGCGGCCCGGTCCGCGCCGGTTTCCAGCATCGGAAGTTGCGCTAGCCATTCGGCGCGTGTCATGGATGCGCGCGCCACAAATGATAGGTGCAATAGGACGTCATTGCCTTTGTTACCGGTGGCCCATACCTGCCAATCATCGGTATTGCAAATGACTACATTTTGCTTTGAGTCTACAAGTTCGTTATAGCTTCCAGTTTGCGTCCGGGCTTGCCATTCGGCTACGTCAATTGCGCGGCTAGTGATTGGATTTTCTGTGGTATGGATACAAATGCCGATTAGTCCCGCTGTGGAGCGGGGCCCACCAAATGTGAATTTTTGCGTTAGGTCAATTACGTTAGCCATTGATTTCCACTTCCTGTTTATCGTCGTCCGGTACTTCCAAATCTCCCACGGTGGGCCCGGTCAAGTCTCTAAGGTCAAATGCCACGGCGTGTCCACGCGGGACCATATCATCCAGTCCCAGGCGCGCGGCTACCGCGGCCATAAACGGCGCCAATCCATAGTCCACTAATTCGACGTTACGCGCATCCATGTTTGAATACGTGAGATTGCCCGCTCCAGATTGATGCGCATCCACCAGGGCGGCGGGGACTCCCACCGCGCGCGCGCAATCCACCGCGGCCATCGTGCGGCCCTCCACTAGGATTTGCGGTTCAGATTTGCCTAGCTCCCGCGCTTCGATAGTCTGTGAAGTGTAGGCAACGCCGCCATTCTCATTACGGCGGGCGGCGCTCCAGTCATCAATCAGAGCGCGGGCCTGCTCCCGCGTGAGCGGTTGCCCGCTGGTTTGATGCAAGTCAATCTGTGCGCTAGGATTCCGCGCCGCGCGGGCGGCCATCCGGTTAATCTCGGATGCGTGGGATACGGTTTCGCTACTGGATTCTAGTAGCCCCTCATCTACTCCAGGGATAAGGCAAATTTCATCCGATGCCACCGGATTCCGGTTAATAGTCACTTCGCCATTCGCGTCAATGTCCCAAAGATGATACGGCACGCGGTCCGCGCGGATAACGCGGCCATCCGCGTCCCGCTTTAATCCCCAAAGGCTCCAGCCGTAGAATAGCAAATCATCAATGGTCCAGCTCATTCGAAAGAATGGGGACTGTACGCCATCGGTGCGGTTTAGCCAAATCGGCTGGTTTTCCGCGCGGCGGCCATTCTCCCGCGCTTCCAGGGGACAACGCGCAATGGAGCCCACCAGGATATTCCGCGCGCGTTTGATAGCGGGGACGCTCATAGCGGTTTGCCTAGATACGGATGCAAGGCCCGCGCCCGGCGGGGTGATACTAACCAAATGATTAGGGCTAGCCCACGGCGACTCCAGCGCCACCGCATTCCCGCCGGTGTGTGCCAAATATGGCAAGGCCAGCGCGTCCCTAAGCATGTCCGTTAATCCCATGTGTTTATCCTCCCGCTTGGTTGCTGTTGTTTTGTCGAATTTCCCAGTTTAATCGCCATATTTTCTTGCGGACTTTTTGCGTGAGCTCCGCGGCGCGGCGTTCGTTATGGTGATGCCGTAAATGTCTATAAAGTCGCTTCCATACGTCCAGGGCGTCCAGGTCCCAGAATCTTTGCGAGCATAGAGGGCAAGGCAATACGGCGCCGGTGATTTCGGATTTGTCCACCTGTAGGCGTGTCGATTTCTTCTTTTTAGGGCTCATTGTGTTAGGTCCAAATCGTAGGCGGCGGGGCGGTTTCGGTTGATAGCGTTAGGCCGGTTAAGGCAAGGGTAGCGGCTTCCAGGGGAGCGATTGAGCCCGGGGAGCGTTTACGGTCAAACATTTGTCCCAGGTCCCCAACATTGCGCAACGTTAAGCAATCTAGAGAGCGGGCCAGTCCCGAATCCGTCCGTAGCGTGATGGAGCTATCCCGGATTCCATCAAGTAGCGCACCGGTCCCGGCGGCTATCTCCCGCGGGGATGGCGTCGTTATCGAATCTGCCAATAGCGGGTCCGTTGCGAGTACGGCGGCGGGGGAATGCGCATCCAGCATGATTGCGCGCGGGGAGTGCGAGAGCTCCAGGGCGTGCAATCTGTCGATGGCCCAATGGCTTCCGGGGCGAGTCTCCACGATTTCAGCCACCGGGCGGCCCGCGGCAGAGTACCCCGCGGCGCTAATGCACGTTTCGGAACGGTCCCAGGATACGGCGGCGCCAAAGACTACCGGCGAATCCGGGGCTATCGTGTCGCCATCGTGGAGCACCGCGGCAATGGTTTCGGAATCAAATACCGCGGCGCTAGTTGAGGTCCGTTGATTCGCATAAGCACGTGCAAATTCGGATGGCTTTAGCGCGGCGTGAGCATCGTAGATTGCTTGGGGGTTAATGGTATGCCCTACCGCGGGATGCGAGCGGATAACGGCTTCCACGTCGCTAGCGTCCGTGGCTTCGTCCAGGCCCCAATCAATGATGCAAACGCGCGGATCATCCATGGCGCGCGCTTTATCAACAATAGTATGCCACCATGTCGAATTGGCGTCCCCCATTGTGGATAGCATGATAGTTTGCGCATTCGGGCGCGTGTTTTGTGTAGGGACAATAGCTTGCATTAAGGCGTCCCCCTGCACCTCCGAATAGGCCCACGGTTCATCTATCAAATTTAGGTCCGATTGCTCCCCGTGAAGATATTTATCAGTAGGTGGATGCGGACGGAATTGCGCGCCCGTGGATGGCAGAATAAGGCGCGT